GCTTGCACTGGCCTCTTTTGTTTGTGTTTTGCCTAAATCCTTCAGCCGGTTTATCTCGGCTGTTATCGTTTCAATCTTTTTGTTCTTAGCTTTAATCTCATCCTCGGTACTCTCAGGCATCAACTTAGCCTGTTTTAAAAGCAATTCCTGATCGGCAATCAACGACTTAACCTCGTCCGATTGATTGCTGTACAAGCCGCCCAACAGCTTACGAGTGGCGTCAATCTTTTTATTGTACTCATCCTGCGATTGCGTTACGGCATCAACAGCATCCTGCAGCGGGTTAATGGTTTTCTTTACCGTACCGGCATAATCCTGCGCATACTTTCCCTTTTTGTTGGCCGATACAAAGAACTCGTCAACGATGGACTGAATGTCATTGCTCAATCCCTTACCGCTTTCTAGCTGTTCCTTAATCTGCTCGAACAGGCTTTGCCCCTGTACTTCGCCAAAAGCCTTGTAAAGCTTTTTCTGGATGATTTCATATTGCTTGGTAGTCGATTCAATCAGCTTGGCACCTTGCTCTTTGTATGTTGCCTGCAGGGTTTCCTCGCGGGCTTTCTCCTTAATAGCATCAGCAATGGCCTTATAAGCTCCCTCAATGTTATTCAGGCGGGTAATCTCGCCGTCCATCCCTTCCAGGTACTTCCCGTATTGATCGATGATCTGCTTGCGGGCGTTGGCATAAGCCTTGGTTCCTTCCTGCGCTGTTTTTAAGGTGTCGAACAACGAATCCAACTTACCCAACTCGGCGCCTAAGTTCTTACTCAGGTCGCTGGTCATCTTCTTAACCTCAGCACCTGTCAGCTTGGCGGCATCGCCCAACTGCAGGGTTTTGCTTATCCAGTTGGCAATATCCTTGCCGTAAACAGCACCTACAGTAATTAAGGCAACCAAGGCTGTTTGCGGACTCATAATTGCTCCTGCAACCTGTTTCCACATTGGCACAGTAGCCTGCCCGCTTTTTCGAAGTGCCTCGTTCATCAGTCGCGTTTTTTGCAACTGATCCTGCAGAATGGGTAAGTTGTTCGAAATAGCTAAAATGAAGGTTTGCGGGCTAATAGCCAGCGATGGTAATTCGCGGGCAACCTGCTGAATCGACATGTTCAGGTTATTCATACCCTTGGCATAGGCCGTAGGATCTTTGGGTAATCCGGGCAGGGTGCCGGGATTGGGCGCTGTTTGCTTTTTGCGCAGGCTATCGAGTAAAGCCTCTTGTTCCTTCAGCTTCTTATTCAGGACATCGATCTTCTCAATCAGATCCTGCTTATCGGCAATCTGCTTGTCGTCGCCGGTATCGATCTTTTTCGACATCTGATCCTGTAGCGTCTTGATATCCTTTACCAGGCCATCGATAACGGCTTTCTGGGCAGCAATAGACTTCTCCAACTGCTCCTGCATCTTTTTGGTCGATGCAGCAACGTTGTCAATCCCATCCTGAGCCTTTTTGCCCTCGGTGTCGACATTCTGTTTGAAGTCTATGTTGATTTCTACCGGATCAAAGTCACTCATTGCTCAAGTTCCAAGTTTATAGTTTCAAGTTCCAAGTCACCCAACTGATCACTGCGACTATTTACTTCCCCCTTTAGGGGGATTAAGGGGGTCAGCGTCCCATTGCCTCACGCAGCGCCTCTTTGCTGTCAATCTTCAGGCTATTGCTTTTCTTCACGTACTTTGGCTGATCGGCCTGCTGCATCAACAGGTTAATCCAGCTGTCGCCCCAAAGCACCTGTTCGCGTGTCCATCCGCGTGTATCCATTATTTTCCCGATTTGTCCGAACGGGCTATGCAGGCCATCCATCGTGCCTTTTGACTCCCGCCGCTTTACTGACCCAGATTCCTCGGGTTCATCATCATCGTCGTCTGATGCAAGTACAATCTGGTAATATTTGTAAAATCCGTCAGCCGGTTCTGAACCGCAATCACCCGGAACATCTCAACCAGCTTCCCGGCTGGTATCTTCCACAGCAGCTTCTCGGTTAACGCATCGGCTTCTTTTTCAATTCGCTCTTTCGTTCCAAGTACTGCGATGGCTGTACAGCGGGCAACAGGCTCAATGTTCTTCTCCAAAAATGCCCAGTCTTCCAGCTTCACATGTTCCTCGATGCCGTTCTCAATAATCACGCGGGCTATTTCGAGAATGGCACCACCACGCAGCGGGCGCACATCTAAGCGGTTTAAGCGCAGCAGGCGTTTGTAAAAAGGGCCGGGCAGCCGAAACCGCACGCCCTTATCCAGTAATCGCTCTGCTGCCTGCAGTCGTACATCCATCTTATTAGAAGATGATATCAACAGCCCAATCTTCTGCTGCAGTCAATGCTTTAAAGCGGAATGGGTATTTGGTAACACCACCGTAACCAATCGATGCATTCAGGCTCACATAGCCTTTCGCATTCGGAACAATGATGTCGCTGCCATCCTTCAGGGTAAACTTCAAGGCTTTGTTCAGCAACAAGCGTTGAGCCGAACGGTGAATACGGGTTGCAGCATCGGCACCAACCGACTCACCACCCATAAGCGTTACCAACATGGCACGCGTTGCCTTAATGAATGATCCGCTGATTGTTGAACCATTACCGATCAGATCGTAGTCCTCAGCCGAGTCGTTCTCGTGCGAGAATACTTCCGATTCGTCCGGGTCTTCATCATTGATCAATACTTCGTCGTCACGTAGTGTCAACGGTAAATCAGTCCAGTCGCCTTCAACCATCGCAGCAAGAGCTGCTGCTGATGCAATCGGGTCAGCCATTTGAATCTTGCTGACACGGGTCTTAAGTAATAGAGTCTCTGCCATGATTATTCAGATTTTAAAAATTTCAAACAGTTTTTTATCCAATTGAAAGCCGGTTTAAACAGTGTTGAAATAGGCTTTCTGAATTTCAGCACAACCGGAATTGCCACTAATACCAGGCCGACAATGATTGGCCTCCATATTCGGTTTCGCTTGGTTATTACCTTCGTGCTTGTATCTATCGTTGTTGTTGTTTGCTTGCTGGTATTATCCGTTTCGGTTTTAACCGTTGCACTTACCGCTGTCGAATCGCTTACCGCCTCGGTTTTCGTTTCCGTTTGCGTGCCAATAACCTCCTTGCGTGTCGTAATCTTTGTCGCGTACTGCACGCCGCTGGTATCGGGCTGGCTCAGCTCAACAATCGTTTCCTCAATCACCCGGTTCTCGTTGGCACTCACCGTTTCAACAACCGAGTCGCTTTTGGTAACCGTAGCCGAGCTGTCAACTTTTGTGTCGATATCGTTCTGCACGGTTTCAACAACCTGGCTCTCGGTCGATGTGATCTCCTTGGTTGTTTTGCATCCTGCCAGACTTAAAGTCCAAAGCACGATTGCCATTAACAGGATTTTGCTAGTCACGCGCATTTTTTAACTCCTTTTCAATTTCACTGATGATCCGGGTGAAGTTTTCAGGCTTCATTTTATTCAGCAGGGTTAAGATCCTGGCATTCGATGTGTTCAGCTTATCAATCGACTTGCGCATCTCGTCAACCTGCACCAATACACTGTCGTACTTTATTTGTAACTCGTTCAGTTTGTCAGCCAGATCCTGTGCCATATCGCGCCACATCTTAATCATGGTCTGCGTGTTGGTTAACTCGGCTGCGTCAGCTTCAGCATTCGACTTTTTGCGCATGGCCTTAAAGGTTACCCAGTAAGTAACCGACCCGGTAAACCCCGAGCTGATGACTGCTGCTAGAATCGTATTGATATAATCCATATTAAAGAACTTGATGAATACCGAGTGTTTTTAACCACGCCTGCACATCGAAACTCGGGCAGCTTTTAGCCGGGTTCAGGTAGTTGTGTCCAACAATCAACACATCGGGATGGCGCTCGTGAAACAACTTAACAGCAATGCCCATTGCCGACTTTTGCTTTGCGGTGCGTGTATCGCCACCATGACCGCCAACATAAACCCAATGCTCACACTCCGCATTATAGCCTGCAGCACCATTCGTAATCTCCCAACTGTCAACAAATCCATCGTTATCGTTCGGCGCCAATTCTTCCTGGTTACCATCCAAATGAAACATGCCCCGGTAACCTACCTGCTTCCAGCCATTGCCTCGCGGTTTCGGGTCGGTGTGCCAGTGCCAGATCTCTTCGGCACTAACTTCGCGGCCTGCAACCGTATCGGTACAATGAATCACTAAGTATTTCAGCTTTGCCATGCGAGGTGTTTTAAAAGAAGGCCGATGCTAAGCAGCACCCAACACCGGCCTTATTTCAATAAATAGTAGGTTCTTTATTAAGCCGCTGCACGTGTGATAATCACAGTGTAGTATTCGGTTGTTAAACCGTCGGCGCTGGTAACAGCAACCGGCATGATGTTCTCGCCAACCGACAGCGGACGGGCGGCAGATGCAACACCACTTGCAAGTACTGTTGTACCGATCTTGATAACCTGACCGGCTTCGCCTTCAGTTGCCGTAATGGTTGTATCAGCAACACCATTCGCAACAGCAATCGTGTAAGCGCGGGTATCAGGATCGAAATCAGGAACCAAAGCACCAGCCGAGAATACCAGGTCAGTCAAGTCAGTTGATCCGGCTGCAACAGCTTCATCGCGTCCATCGTACAGCACGATATCCTCACCAAAAGCGATGTTCGTGTCTGCTTTCAACAACATTTTGAAGAAGTATTTCTCGCCTGCGTTGCTCAACTTGTCAATCAGGATGATGTCCTGATCATCGGCAAAATCGACACCTGCCCAGAAGTTGGTGTCAAGGTTTGGAGTGGCTACAGCGGCAACAATCACATTGTCTGGCCAGTCAGCCAAAGGAACGATCTTAATACCTTTGAACCGCTCCGGATTCATATTGGTATAGTCGGCACCTTTAGTTGGTTGATCGGTCAACTCGTACTCGTACATCTCGGCATCGGCTACCGACATGAACAATTTTAAGTTCGGGTTTTTCTTGATCGCTTTCGGGATCAGGGTGCGAACAGCCTTCATCTTACTGATGATATTGGCTTGGGTCAATCCAACAGGTGTTGGAACCTTCACCACATCAGCATCGGCTGCTATGCGTGTCAAAATACCATCGAAGTACTGACCGGCACCTTCACCTTTAACGCCGTTGATAAATTCGGCACCCAACTCGAAGTCAACAACTTTCGCCAACTCGGCCAACATCGCATTCTGCACATTGGCGGGAAGCTCGCGGAACACCATCGCGCCGTTAGGCTGGAATGGACGCCAGATTGTTTCAAATACCCGAGGATTGAATGTCGTGAACGCCATTACATCCTGTGGCTCCAAATACTTCTCGCTGTATGTGAAATCGCCTTGTGAATCGTCGTCTACTGGTTCCTCAATCCGCTTTTGCAGCATGCTTCCTGCCTTCAGTCGCGGAATGGTGAATTTCTTTTTTATACCTGGAACCAATCGAATATGGCCGCCGTTTACAAGCTCGTTGCCTGTAGTAGCACGCACCAACAGCTGATCCAATACTTCACCCGTATATACAGTCGTAATGTTTACCGCCATCGGCAAAACACCAGACAGCTTAGGCATGGCTAAGCCAAGGACACTAAGTCCAAAACTAACACCGATACAAGCCTCAAGGCTGAAACCTGTAGCATGTGCAAAAACAGACCCGACTACCACATTAAGCAGCAGGCCCACAAGCATCGTTAAAATTAATTTTGTCGCTTTCATATCGTCTTGCAGATTAATAGTTTTACTTGCTTTTCGAGTTTTCCTCAATCTCCTTTTGGCGTTTCGCCCAGACACTTTCGCCCTGTTCGCCTTGGTCTTTCAGTTCATCCTTGGCTGTTTTGCGTTTAGGCAATGCAGCCAATGCTTTTTCAGATCCGTCATAGTTGGCCTCGAAACTTCCCAGCCAGAAAGCTTTTACATCGCCTTTTTCGTTATCGCTAATGCGGCCATCTTTCAAAGCGGCACCAACCAGCTCGGTAGCTTTGGCCGTTTTCGCTTCTTTTTCTTTTAGCTCAATGGCATCGAGCTTGCCTTGCAGTTCTGCCGTTTTTCCTTGTTCGGCTTGCAGATCGGCTTTCAGCGTTTGGTTTTCGCTCTCCATGTTCTGCAGTGGTTTGATGGCAGCAATCACTTCCTCTTCGGTTGCGCCTTCTTTTAATTTCAATAAACTGGCTACTTGTTTCATCTCAGTATTATTTTGTGATTTAAGTTGCTTGAGCGGTATTGAAGCTCCATCGGCTGACAGGCTGATGAGTTTATCATCGGCATCGTACATCGCCAGTGCATTATCATTTGCACCGATATCGACAACCGAAGCTTCGCGGGCTTTCCATTTCAACACGGTGGCATAGCGCTGTCCTGGCTTAATGTATTTCGGATCTTCCGACTCTTCGATGCACTTAACGCCCATCGATGCCATGCGCAGGGTTCCTTCCTCTACTTTCTTAGCGATCTTTTGTGAGAACTCGTCCGAGTCAAAGGCTGCATCAGCTAAGATCTTATCACCTTCAATGCGGATATTCTCCCAGTGCCCGATTGGCAATACCTCGTCTTCGGTTCCTCGCCAGGTACGGTTGTGATTAAATAACATGATCGGGTTTTTCGAGAACTGGCTCAGGTCGGCACCTGCGGTCAGCATCCAAAAACCGTAACTATTAAGTGATTCATCGTGGAGTACGAAAGTCTTCATCTGTGCGCTATTTTTCAGCCAAGTAATGTTAAAGTATTACTTCAACCAAACTTCGTATTAAATTCTAACACAGTTGTATTAGTATTTAATACACTTTTAGTTTTTAGACTGTAAACAATATACTTTCGGCATTAAAAGCAGAGCAAAATGGCGAAGTTGACCAATCAGCAAAAAAAGGAATGGGCATATACGGAGTATGTCGTTAATAACCTTTCGCAAAAGGAGGTTGCCGCAAAGGTTGGCATCTCAGCCGTTACCATGAGCAAATGGGTGCGCGAAGGTAAGTGGGACGATTTGCGCAGGCAAATGCTAGTAACACGAGAAAAGCAGCTAGGCCGGTTGTACGCCCAGTTTGATGAGTTAACGAAAGCCATTGAAGCCAAACCAGAGGGCGAACGATACGCCAACTCGAAGGAGGCAGACACGCTTAATAAATTGACGGCTGCAATCCGTTCGCTCGAAACCGATGCCAGTGTTGCCGATATTGTTGAAGTATCGAAACGCCTGCTTAACTGGCTGCGACCATTGGACCCGGTAAAAGCAATTGAAATTTCATCCGTTTTCAACGATTTCATTAAACACTCACTGAAGGGATAATGGCAGGAAACAACACCATAAAGCCCGTTGACAGGCAGGCAGCTCGCGATTGGGATAGTTACTACGAGAGCTTTGTTGCCAAGGTAGCTGCCGAGCAAAACGAAAGCGAAGCCGACCGGCGTAAACGGATCGAACGGCTCGAAAATGACTTTGAAGCGTGGAAGGTTTACTATTTCCCCAAGTATTGCTATGCGCCTGCAGCACCATTTCACAAAGCAAGTGCTAAACGTAAACTTGCCAATCCGGAATGGGTTGAAGCGGATGCCTGGGCCAGAGAGCTGGCGAAGGACGTGGTTGAGATGATGATTACTATTTATCAAACGCTGACAGGTGTCAAAAGGTCAATCATTCTTATTTCAAACAGCTGGGAGAATGCAGCCAATTTATTACAACCCTATAAGATAAACCTCGAAAGTAACGAGCGTATTATTGCCGACTACGGCATTCAGGAAATGCCCGGACGTTGGAAAAAAGGCGATTTTACGACAACGCAAGGCGTATCATGGGTTGCTGTAGGTGCCGACCAAAGTCCTCGCGGTACTCGTGAAGAAGAGGTACGACCGGATAAAATTATTATTTCCGATATCGACACGGACGCGGATTGCCGAAACCCGGAAATTATAAAAAAGCGATGGGAATGGTACGAGAAAGCTGTTTACCCAACCCGTTCGGTTTCGAAGCCGTTTCAAATTACCTGGTTAAATAACATTATCGCAAAAGACAGCTGCATGGTTCGGGCTATGAAAATGGCTGATTATGTAAGTGTGGTTAACCTCGAAGATAAAAACGGCGATTCAACATGGCCCGGCAAAAACAAGCCGGAGCATATCGCTCGTATCAAAGGCTCAATCAGTACTGCCGCATACCAGGGAGAATACATGAACAACCCGTTAAGCGAGGGCGATGTGTTTAAAGAAATGACTTGGGGCAAATGTCCTCAGTTACGCCACTTGCCTTTCGTCATTAACTACATGGACCCGTCAACATCGAATAAGGACAAGCAGAAGAGCGGACAGAGCTACAAGGCGCAGTTTATGATTGGTTACAAGGATGGAAAGTTCTATGTGTATACCGGTTTTCTTGACCAAGTGAGTCAGGAAACATTTGTAAACTGGACATGGACGCAACGCGATTATGTGGCAGGCCGCACACAACTGTACAACTACATCGAGAACAACTCGCTACAAGATCCATTTTTCGAGCAAGTCATTAAACCGCTATTCTTTAAGATTGGTCAGCAAAAAGGATTTATAAACCTAACACCTGACGAACGCAAAAAGCCACAAAAAGAGTTCCGGATTGAGGGAACATTGGAGCCGTTAAATAACGCCGGTCAACTCATTCTTAATATTGATGAAAAGGACAACCCGCACATGAAGCGGCTGGAAGAGCAGTTTAAGCTGTTCAACATGCAATTGAAATCGCCTGCCGATGGACCCGATGCGGTCGAAGGTGGCGTGCAGATCATCAATGAGAAGATTGCAACCATGCAACCCGATGCTGTTAAAACGTGGAAACAGCCTCGAAATAATAAACGCATCTAAAAACTAAAGCTATGTTTATTACAGCTGAAGAACTCTATACCCATCTCTACGACGAGACAATTAATGCCATTAGCGGTGCCGATGAGCGCCTGCTGCTGGCAGCCATCAAAGGAGCCGAGCAGGAAGCTAAAGGCTATCTGCATGCTTACGACATCGATGCGGTATTTACAGCCGAAGGTGATGCCCGCGACCAGCTGCTGGTTATTTGGGTAAAAGATATGGCCGTGTGGCATTACATCAACATAGCCCGCCCGGCTATCGATTACGATGTGCGCGAGCGCCGGTACAATGCAGCTATTGCGTGGCTCAAAGGTGTACAAAAAGGCGATATCGTTCCGGGCTTCCCGTTACCTGTCGATCCCGAAACAGGCGAAGAAGAAAACACGTCGCCCTTCAGCATCGGCAGCAACCCAAAACGAGGGAACTAC